GATGGAGATATTTGGACAGAAACTAATGATATAAAAATAAGATTAAATGGAGTAACTTACACATTAGTAAAAATATAATAATATTATGACAAATTTATATAGTTTAGACACAAGAGAAAAATTAGATGCTTACGGAAGTAAGGTCTTATTAGTTACAGAAGATATTGACGTTTCCTCTGTAACAGGTAAAAATAGAGCAGTAGCTTTATTTCATTTCAATGCTAACTTTCAACAAGAAAGCATTACTTTAGTAGTAGGAGTATATGAGCTAGATGCTCAAGGAGAACCTATTATATCTCAATCATTAAAACCTTACGAGGAAAGTATTGTAGCTACAAACGGTAAAGAAGTAGATATGCAAACACCCGGTTTAGAAATTATTTTGGAAGAAGATAAAGTAGAAGGTGGTATTTATATGGGCGAATACGATGCTTATATTTACATCACTAAAAACAATCCAATAGAACTTTGGACTTTGTTTGAGTCAATCATAAAAAGAAGTAGTAAAATTAATTCTCCTACAATTTAATTTGGAGATATGAAAAATTAATATTATTTTTGTAAAATATGAAAGTAGAATTTTTAACTCCGATTATCTCCATTACAGGAGAGCAGATGAAAGAACAAACTCAAGACGATAATGGTCAAGTAGTTTCAAGTAAAAACTTAATTGCAAAAGATTTATTTCTTCGTGCATTAACAGTTACAGTAGAAAAAGAAGAGACTTCAGCTAACAAAGCTTTAGATTTTGCTATGTCAGTAAAAGTAATTCAATGTAAAGAGGAAACTATTGATTTAGAATCAGCAGAACAAGAAAGATTGAAAACTAAAATTGCAAAAGTTTACGATGCTTGGATCATGGGGCAATTGCATTTATTATTAGAAGGTAAAAAACTAGAACTTTAATTATGAATCTTTTATCATTTTCTGGAGGAGCTACTAAAATAGTTGCTCTTGCAGCACACGGAAAAATAGTTTTAAAATCAGGATATAAACCTGATGTAATAGTAGGAGTATCTTCTGGAGCATTAGTTATGTTACCTTTACTTTTAGGCAAACATGAATTATTAAAAGAATATACTACTACTTTATCTTTAGAAGATATTTTCGATTGTCCTCCAGTTAATGAAAAAGGTAAGATTACTTTATCTTCAGGATTAAGAGGAATAACCAAAGGTTATTTAGGTACTATGAATAATCTTAAAAACAGTATAAGATTTTTTGTATCTGAAGAAGAGTTTGCTAATTTTTGTAGAAATAAAAAATCACCCTTGCTTTATGCAGGAGTGACAAACATGAATAACTACAAATTCAAATTAATACTTTTAAACAATTTAACTTATGAAGCTTTTATAGAAACTATATTAGCTTCAGCAAGTATTCCTGTATTTACTCCTCCTGTAAGAATAGGTAAGGAATTATATTATGATGGAGGATTAATTCATCACAATCCAGCAATAAACATTCTAAGAAGTAAAAAATACAACTTTAAAGAATGTATAAGTGTTTATAGTAGACCTGAAATAATTGAAGATTATGACCCAGGTTATACAGGTAAATCAATAGGTAGAACTTTATCTAAAACTGTAGAGTATTTACAAAATGCTGTTTCTATGCACGATGCTGAAGCAGAAAAAGATTTTTGTAACTTACACGATATTAAATTAACACAAAGATTTAGTCCTAAAATAATGAAGGGTGTTTACGATGTAAACCCTGAGAGATTAAAAAAATTATACGATGCTATAATTTAAATTTTGTAATTCAAAACTTTTAATATACTTTTGTATTATAATTATGAAAAAATTTAAAAAAGGAGATTTAGTATATATACCATTTTTTCAAGTAGGTGGAGTTATATTAAACGTGGCTAGAAGATTAGCTAGAATAGAAGTAGACGAATATACAGAAATCACTATTAATGTATCTTTAATAGAATTATTAACAATAGAAAATCCAATAAATAATGAACAAACTCAATATCAACAAGCTGCTGGAATTATTTAAATCCAACATAGCTATTTATAAACTAAGTAATAAAAGAATTTCTGAAAGAAGAAATGTTTCTTTAGATGAAGTTTATGAAGCAAAAAGAATCTTTAAAGAAAGTAAACATAGTGCTTTATTAGAACATTGCAAAGAAATAGGAATAGATTTTAACGATGTAAAATATTACTGGCATAAATCTAAAAAGTTTAGTATGAATGTCAAACCTAGTTTAAGTCAAGAAGATTTATCAGAAATATTAATTGAAAGAATGGAAAACCATTCTCCTGCTTATCAAACAATTAAAAGAAAAGAAGTTTATGATGGACATTTATTAGTTGTAGACCCAGCTGATATTCACGTTGGAAAGTTAGCAAGTTCTTTTGAAACAGGAGAAGATTATAATAATCAAATTGCTGTTAATAGAGTATTAGAAGGAGTAACTGGGTTAATTAATAAATCTGCTGGATTTAATATAGAAAAAGTATTACTTATTATAGGTAATGATATTTTACATATAGATACTCCTAAAAGACAAACTACTTCTGGTACACCACAAGATACAGATGGTATGTGGTATGATAATTTTTTAATTGCTCAGCAATTATATGTATCAGTAATTGAAATGTTATTAGGTGTTGCTGATGTGCATGTACAATACGATCCTTCTAACCATGATTATAGTCATGGTTTCTTTTTAGCCAATACTTTAAAAACATGGTTTAAAAATTCTAAAAATGTAACTTTTAATACTAATATTTCTCATAGAAAATATTTTCAATATGGTAAAAATTTAATAGGTACGACACATGGAGACGGAGCTAAAGAAACAGATTTACCATTATTAATGGCACAAGAATCTCCTATGGAATGGGCTATGTCTAAACATAGATATTTTTATACTCACCATATACATCATAAAAAATCTAGAGATTATGGTTCTGTATGTGTAGAGTCTTTAAGAAGTCCTTCTGGTACAGATGGATGGCATCATCGTAATGGTTATCAGCATTCTCCTAAAGCAGTAGAAGGATTTATTCATCACCCTGAGCACGGTCAAGTTGCTAGGTTAACTCATATTTTCTAATCATGAAAGAATACATTTTAAATAAAATAGAAAGATATAAGAAAGGTTTTAAACAAGACCCTGATATTATTATATTATCTCAAAGTCATTTAGATGAATTAAGTGATAAAGAAATATTAAATAATTTACAAATAGTAATAGAAGACGTAAAGAATCCTATTATATTTAAAAAATAAAATTAAGCCCCTTAAAAAAGGGCTTTTTTATTTAAAAATAATTTTGTTATATTAAAATAATATATTACCTTTGTATCATGGAAAAAGAATTAACATTTGGACAACAGTTAGTAGGATTAAGTTTTAATCCTTCTGGTGATGAAAAAGTACAAAAAGTAAAAGAGTTGTGTGCTGAGTTAGCAGATTTATTACATGAAATAGAATCTACTCAATCTAAAACTTATTTAAACAGTACTTTTTATGGGGGAGCAATAAGAAGAATTTTAGATGCTCAGATGTGGTCAGTAAAATATTTAACTAATAAATTTTAATATATGGATAATAATAAAAATTACAAATGGAGTCCAGAGGACAAAATCACAATTACAGGAGAACAATTTGATGTGTTCCAAAGAACAGTAGCAGTTATGTCAGAAGTATTAACTACTTTTTTACCAATTGCTATTCAGACTAGAAAAGACGTAATTGAAAGCATGATTGCAGAAAACATTGCAAAAGAAATGCCAGAAACAGAAGAAGTTGTTGAAGAAGAATCAGAACAACCACCACTAAACCCATCGTAAAATTAACTACTGTGGAAAAAAAGAAAGGGACTTATGTCCCTTTTTTTATTGCTACAAATTTTGGATTATTTCGTTTTTAATAGTTAACCCATCTCTCAAATTTTCCCATTTAAAATCTTTCTGTTCAAGTAACCATTTTAAATAACCTTTATTCTTTTGAGCAATTTCTTTTATTGTTTCTCCTTTATGTTTACCAAAAGTAAAAACTATATCTTTCTTTTTTAATGTGTATTCGTTTAATTTTTCAGTTAGTTTTTCATTATCTCTTTTTAATTTACCATAGTAACTAATTAAATAATCTTTAGTTACAGGTTTAAAATTAATAGGTTGACTAGTTAAGCAATATTCTCCGTTAAACATTCCCCAACCATAATGTTCTATACATTCGTATGTAATATTTTCTACTTTACCAAATCTTTCATAGTTACTTGAAAAATCTAATATTAAACAATCTTTTTTATTAGGGTGTATTCTGACACCTCTACCTATATGTTGACTATATCTAGCAAAACTATTAGTAGGAGCACCGTGAATAATTGTATCTAAAGCTGGATGGTCAAATCCAACTCCTGCTATATTTATATTAATTAAAGTTTTTAATACTCCTAGTTTAAATTTGTTAATAATAAGTTCTCTTTCTTTATTATCTAAATAAGAATGTATTAAATCACAATCTTTTCTATCTATTAATTTTTTTAAAGACTCTCCATCTGCAATAGAAGGAACAAATATTAAAATACTATTTCTTTCATTAGCTAATTTATTATTAGCTTCTTTCATTTGACTTATAATATTGTTTTTTGAAAAGAAAGCATTGACAGAATATTCTGTAAATTCTGTACCTTGACTATTTAATTTTAAATAAGATTGATCTTGTTTACATTGTTCATATATTAATTTAGACCAGTATTTATTTTTTATTAGTTCTTGTATTTGAGTAACGTGAATTATATTATTAAATATACTAGATTTAGTTTTATTTAACATTTTTAATTGACTACCTTCTCTATTATTAACTAATATTATAGGAGTAGCAGTAAAACCTATTACTTTAATTTTATTACCTAATTTCTTTATAATATTATCTATTACACTACCAGGTTTACATTGTAAATGCGCTTCGTCAATCAATAAAGTATTAACTCCTAATTCAATAAATTTGTCTATATGACCAATTATACTTTTAGGAGTAGCAAATGTTGTTTTACTAATTTCTTTTATTCCTAATCCAGCAGAAAAGATAGTACCTTCTCCACCAAATCCAATTAACTTAGAAAAGTTTTGTTCTAGTAATTCTTTAGAAGGTTGTAATACAAGTACAGGAGATTCTATAGCTTTAGCTAAAGCTCCTATTAAAAGAGCTTTTCCCCAACCTGTACCTGCTATTACAATTGATTTCTTATAATTTGTTTTATCATTTAAATAATTTAAACAATCATTATAAGCAATTTCTTGATAAGGTCTAAATTTTAACATATTAATTTCATTATCCAATAATTATCTATTATAAATTGCTTAGGGATAGAAACTACAAAATCATAAGTAACATTATCAAATAATTCTATTCTATCTGCGTATCTATTAATAATATATTTGGAACTTTCTTTTAATTCTTTATCCATATATTAAATCAGATATTTGATGATGTTCGATTAATTCTCTTATTTCATTAAAACAATTTTCTATACCATCATAATAATCTTTTCCTTCTTGGTATTGATTTTCTGTTCTTTTTTTTACATTATGTATTATTTCCCATAATACAATGTGCATATTATCTGCTCTAGATGCTTTAAGAAAACTTTCTTTTTCATCCATGTCATTTAAGTCATATTTTAATATTGCTTCCATTTTATATTTTATTTATAAATTCATATAATTGTTTGTTCCAATGAGCATCTGATAGGGCGTGATGGGTGGTTGGTTCTTGGGGGTATTTAGGCATACGTCTGATAAAAGATAATTTTTCATCAAAAGTCGGGTCTTTAATGTTTGCGTTTTTTGGGTAATGATGCCATTCTTTCATTTGGTCATTTGTAATAGCACTTGCCTTAATATCCAACTCTTGCTTCAAGTCAATAAAATATTGAGGGAAACTTTCCGGATAACCTTCAAACCCTCCAAATATTTGTGAGAATGCTACATAATCAAATGCACCATAGTAGGCGTAGAATTGAGTATTCATCTTGTCTTTTACTTGTTCCCAATTCCCTATTGTTTCTTTTGTTCCAATAAACTCTTTTATTTCAAGTGCTATTTGTTTATTAGTTTTACCGTATTTATTTATAAGGTATTTAAAATCTTTAAACTTCCAACCTGTTTTAGACTTCCCTGTGTCTTTGTTATATTGAACTTGCAATTCAACCATTATAGGTTTGAGTACATTTTCTCTAATCCAATATACTTTTTCTTCAAAAATCCCTATATACTTTTTAGCAGGTGAAGTTTTTTTTATTTCAAATCTATTCCACGCTTCTTTTAAATTAAAATCTTTAGATATGGCATAATACTCTCTACCATCTTCTGCTACAATCCCGATACTAATTAAATCAATAGTAGGTTTTGTTTGACCGTAAGTTATACCTAATAACTTTTTACTTTGTGTTCCTTCTAGGAACTCAGTATCTATATAATATTTCATATTTTTAAAATAATAGTTTTTAATTAAATACCCTACCCAAAAACTATTAAAAAAAGGTCGCTAACCTACGATTTAGTACACTGTTTGAGGAGTTCTTATGTTATCCTAGTGTAGTCTTCGATTCATGTGTTGTACACCACAGAGGACTAATTTATTCTACAATGTGTAAAAGTCAAGTGTTAATTTACACTTTTATTACCCACAAGCAGATTTTCCACAAGATTTGCACTTCGAGCATCCTTCTTCAAATACAACATTTGTAGAACCACAATCTTCACATTTTAAAGTAGATGCTTCTCCTTCAGGAATATACTTTTTAAGTATTCTAGCTACAGCTTTACCAAATGAAGTAATATTACCATTAGATTTATTTAATTGCTCTACTAAAAATTTAATATTTGCGCCATGTCTAAGGCTCATACTAGCTAATCTAGTTATAATAGCTTCTTCATCTGTCATATCTGCTGTTACATATAAAACTTCTCCAGATGAATAAAAATTATAAAGATTTTTCTTTTCTTTAATAATTTTACCTTTTCTAGGTTTACCATCTTCTTCTACATATAAACTAGCAAAAACTTCATAAGGTTTACTATCAATACTACCTATAATAACTTTATATTTTTGTCCATTAGCTACAGTAATAAACATTTCTCCATCTAATTCTTTAGGTCTTTTTATAGCATCTTTATATTCAAATGAACTATTTTGTGGTTTTGTATCTGTAGATACTAATACTCCACTTCTAGAACCATCTACATATACTGTTTGACCTTTTAATCCTGCTTTCCAACCATGCATATAAATATTAGAAACTTCTTCATAAGTTACTGTACTTGGTAAATTAATAGTAGAACTAATTGCATTAGTAGTATATTTTTGTAATATAGCTTGAATTTCTACACGTTTTTTCCAATCTATATCATTAGCAGTAGATTGATACCAAGGAGATACTTCAAACAATGTTTTTAAATCATTTTGATTTAAGTCTTCAAAGTTTTTCATACCTACATGAGTAGATATATCCCAAGACATCATCCAATCTTTAAACTTAGGATGTAATACAGCAAATTCTTGCCATTTATCTCCATTTTGGTCAGTAAAATCAACTCTAACTCCTACTTCATTAGGATTAATCTTTTTTCTACGCATATAATAAGGCATGAATAAAGGCTCTACTCCACTAGAAGTTTGTGTTAAAATACTTACTGAACCTGTAGGAGCTACAGTAGACCAATTAATATTACGTCTTCCATAATTATACATTTTTTTAGATTGTATTTGAAAATCAGTAGATAACATTTCGTAAAATTGATTATTACCACCAACCATGACATAGCCATTCATATCATCTCCTGCAACCTGAAATTCATAATCTGGATTCCATCCTTCAAAATGACCTCTAAGTATAGCTAAATCTATAGTACAATCTAATTCTGCTTCCATTTTAGTTTGCATTACAGCTTTTATAATTCTTAAAGCTTCATCACTATCATATTTAAAATTTAAAGCAGCTAACATGTCTCCTAATGCTGTAATACCCAAACCAACTCTTCTACCAGCAAGACACTTTTCTTTAGATTTAATCCAAAGATTTAATTCTTGTTGTTTAATTTCATTAGATTCTGGATCAGATTTAATTTTTTCAATAATTCTATCAATGTATTCAGCTTCTAAATCTACTAAATTATCTCCTAAACGTAACGCTTCGTAAAATACTTTATATATATTAGAAAAATCTAATTTTGCTTCTTCTGTAAAAGGATTTAATACAAAAGAAAATAAATTAACAGCCATTAATCTACAGCTATCGTTAGCATTAAGGAATTGTTCTCCGCAAGGATTACTACAAATAGGTCTATATTGTTCGTAAACAGCAGCAGGATCGTTATTTAACATATTATCCCAATACATTAAACCTGGTTCAGCATATTCTTTAGCAGATTTAATTATTTCATCCCAGTATTCTTTTGCTCTAATTTTTTTAATATAAGTATTACCAGTTCCTTTATATAATTCATTATAATTTAAATTATCTAGAGCAAATATAAATTCTGATGAATCACAAGGAAATCTAAGAATATAATCTTCATTATTTTCTACAGCTTTCATAAAACTGTTATTAAGCTTAATAGAAATATTAGCACCAGTCACCTGAGTTAAATCTCTTTTAATTTTAATAAAGTCCATTATATCAGGATGATTAACATCCATACTAATCATTAAAGCGCCCCTTCTTCCGTTCATAGCTACTTCTCTAGTAGTGTTACTAAATCTGTTCATAAATGAAACAGCTCCTGTAGAAGATTTAGCAGTATTATTAGTAAACGTATTAGAAGGTCTTAAATTAGAAATATCTATACCTACACCACCTCTACGTTTATAATAATAAATTAAATCTCCATCTGTTTTATGAATACCAGCATAGCTATCTAAAGGACTTTCGGCAACCCAACAATTTGATAATGAAGCGATTAAGTCAGTACCTAAAGTTGACATAATAGAACCTTGCGGTACTATATATTTAAAATCTTTAAATAATTCATAAATAGTTTCTTCTGTTAAATCATTTCTTACTTTTCCATATTTAGAAAGTTTTTCTATCCAATCACCTGTTTCGTGTTCAATTTCTTGATAATGGTATTCAATTTTAGCAAATTCTTTTGCCATTCTACTATGCATTTGATCTGGATGAGTTTCTCCATTTTGTGCATATTTACTTAGCCACACATTTGCAGCAAGTTCATCATTTTTAAAATATTCTATTAGTTCTTTATTCATTTGTACTACCAAAGCCTCCTTCGCCTCTTTCTGTGTTGTTTAATTCTTGTACTTCTACCCATTCTATAACAGGATAAGGTTTAATCATAATTTGACCAATTCTATCTCCTACATTATATTTTGCACTTTCTTTTACCCATTTAAATCTTAATTTAAGTTCTCCTCTATATCCAGAATCTAAAATTCCAGCAGAATTACTTAATATTAGTCCTGTATTAGATACACTACTTCTAGGTCTAATATCCATGTAATAACCTTCGGGTATTTCAAAGGTTAATCCTGTACCATACTCTATATACCCATACCCAGGGGTATCTACAATTGTTTCAGATGTAGCATATACATCCATTGCCGCATCACCTTGCTTAGCATAATTAGGAATTACACTATTAGGATTTAATTTTTTAATTTTTATTTTTAATTTTTCTTGCATATTAATTTACACATATTTATAAAGTATTCTTGATTATATTTATTTTTCATTATATTAACATCTTTATGTAACCATTGGATATTATTTATTTCGTAACCTTTTAAACTATCAATTCTATCTAATGAAGCTGTTTTATTTTTAGAATCAAATTTTTTACCATTTGTCGTATTTTTGTTAAATTTTAATTCTAATCCAGTTAAAGCACATTTAAAATCTTGCATTTCTATTTTAGCATAAGCATCTTCTATTTGTATGTTAAAATCAATGTTTCTTTTACTTGCTTTTAATTTTATATCATTCCAATATTCGCCAGATAATAATTTATATCCTTTTGAGGTATAAAACATATTGCATTCTTTACAACCTTTACTAAGTTTACTATAAATATGATGTTTAGGAATAAAAGTTTCTATATTAGAACCACAAGTACATTTTACTTTTAAATACATTCTACCAAATCTTCTTATAAGAAAATTATCTACTATTTCCCAATTATTTATTTTATAACCTATGTTTAATTTAGTATTTGTTTTATATTTTTTACTGCAATCTTTAGAACAAAATTTATAATTTTTACTTCTACTTAAATAAACTATTTCTTTTTTATTACAATATAAACATTTTACTTCTTTTTTCTTTCTAACTTTTTGCATTTTCCGTTAACTTTTTTATTTTTATTTCCATTCTATATACTTTTCTAAATTTAATATAATATGAGCAGTTAATATTTCTTTTACTAACTGCTCATTTTTAACTATGGTTAATTCTTTTAATCTTACTATACCTTTATCTATTCCACTTTCTACAATTTCTTCTATTATTTTTTTAGAATTAAAGTTTACAAGATTATTAATATTGTCCATATCTAAATATTTCTTTTTCTGGTTCAAATTTACTCCATAATTCCATATTTTCCAACTTTACTGACAATAAATCTTCTAATTTTTGTTTAAAATCTTCTTTTTTATTTACAACTGAAATAATAGTTATTTTTTCAGCTATTGTAAAGTTACATAATGTTACTTTTCTTTTGTACAATTCAGAAACTTTAGAATAATTACCCTCTACTAATTTAATATAATCTTCTAGAAATTCATTACTGCATTGCATTACATAACAAACAATATCTCCTTCGTTATATCCAGCGTAATAAGTATATTTAAAATGTTTATTTTCTTTTAAATATTTATCTATTTTAAAAAATTGAATATTGTTTAAATTAGAATATCTAACTAATACATAAACACAATGTTCTAACATTGTTTTTCTTAAAGCATCTTTTTGATAAATTCCTACAAACTCTTTAAAGTTATTTATATAAGGAATATCAAAGATAGGACTTAGAAAATAATAAGTATTATTAAATTTGTTTAGTCCTATGGTATTGTTTTTTAAATTTAAATCTACATATAATTTTTTATTTATTTCATCTACCATAAATATCTATCGAAGTTTTTTTTACCCATTTCATTTAATAATTTATAAACATGTTCTTTAGATTCGTTTTTTAGCAATTCTCTAATACTATTTAAATTATTTTGTCCTTCTCTCCATACTTCAGTAGAATCACTCATTTCATAAAATAAATCAAATCCGTTTATTTTTTTTAAAAGTACTTCTAAAGTATTTGCATTTTCATCCGTAATATTCATATTATATATCGGTCTTTTTATTTTGCTCATTTAACCTATCTTTAAAACTAGCTTCTAGTAATACTAAATATGAAATAGCGTCACCTATTTTCTCGTCAATCATGTATTCTGTTGCTTTAGAAGGATCGTCTATCATATCAAATACGCTAACTAAATGCTTTAACATAAACCCTTGTAGAACTTTTTCTCTACTTTGTCCTGTTATTTGAGCACCTCTATTAAAATTATGAAGTCTATCTTCATCTCCTTTAGCATATTCTTTTGCTTTACTTATTAATGTAGATTTAATAGCATCTAATCTGTTGCTTACTACTTTGTCAAATTGTTCTGTATTCATTAATTTAAATAATTTATTTTTAATTTTTTATCTACTACCATCCAATTACAATTAGATAAATTATAATCTAATGTTTGTTCTATAAATTGTTCAGCGTCTATATCTTCTGGTCTATTTTCTAAAGACAAGCAATCTACAGTACCTGTTTCAAAATTAAGTATGTAAACATATTCTTTTTTATTTGTCGGCATAATATTCTAATATGTTTATTAGTGTATTTACTAATTCTTCTTCAGACATTTTAGCTAATTCTAGCATACTTTCAGGAGTTTCATATTCTTCTTTAGAATATTCCCATATTGCATCTATTAATTTTCTTCTCATAATAAGTTTATTTATTTTCTTCGTTTAATTCTTTAAATGCTTTAGTAAATGCTTTATTCATATCTAAAACTTCTTCGTAATCATCTAATACATATCCTGCAATTGTAAGACTATTGTCTAAAAAATTATCATCGGGTTCTTTTATAAATTCTTTTAAAGCTTTTGTAATAGCTTCTTGCAGATTTTCTGCTTTTACGTTATATTTTTTACAACTTTCCCACATAACAGGAATCGAGTATTCTTTCATATATATATATTTATAGGGTGATTTATTTTATCTCCAAATTTACCGTCTTCTACCATACTAGCATTAATAAATGTAGTATCGTCTATTATTCTAAATCCATTGTTTTTAATACCATGATTATCGTGAATATGTCCAAATATATGAAATGTAGGCTTTACTCTATTTACAGCTTTCATAAGAGCTCCATCACCACAAAATTCTATATTTCTATCAAACTTTTCAGCTATGTCTAATACTCCTTTAGGTGGACTGTGGGTAACTAAAACATCTATTTTTCCTTGTAATGCATCCCAATATCTACCTAATTTTTCACGACTTACCATAAAGTTCCAATTACCATAAGTAGGTGTATAAGGACTACCAAATATTTTCCTACCTTCTATTTCGTAATATTCATGTTCTAAATAAATAATACCTGCTTCTTTAACAGCATCTTTCCAATATTTAGTTAGTAAAGAACTATCGTGATTACCAGCAATTAATACTTTGTATTTAGCTTCTCTAGTAGCAAACCATTTTACAAATGGTCTAAACTCTTGTTCGTTACGATAACTATCTTTATAATTAGTACTATCTCCAGCATGAATTAAAACATCAGTAGGATTTATTATAATTTTGTCATGATAACCATGAGTGTCACTGATTACAGTTGTTTTTAATTTTGTCAATTGCATATTTATGTTTTTCTTTAGGATATCCCATTTCTTTTAAATTATGACATTCAAAACAAACAAGAAAAAAATTATCTGTATTAAAAGCTAATTCTGGATATTTATTTTTTGGTAATAAATGATCTACATTAGCTGTACTAAAATCTATAGGTAGTAAAGAATTACAAGCCATACAATGTTTATAATTACCAAAAGTTTTCCACCATTCATACATAAAATTATGTAATTCTTTAGTGTCAAACTTTTTGTTAGTATGTTTTTTGTATGTTGTACATTCTTTACATTTACCTTTAGACCAAATATATTTTTCTTGTTTACAAGAGCTGCATATTTTCTTCTTTTTTATCAACTTTAGTTAAAATATTTAAAACTTTGGTTACTATTTCTTCTTTCATTTCTAAATTATCATTTAAATAAGCATAATATTCTCCAATAGCATCTTTATCACTTAATTCAAATACTATTTCTCCATAAGTAACTTTTTTACCATGTTTTTTAACAATTTCATATTCTTTTGCTAAATAAAATATTTCTGATTCTTTATCAAAACCTTGTCCCCAAATAATAGTAGTTTCTGCTTCTTTCATTGGAACAGCTAATTTGTTTTTAATAATTTTAAAATGCATTAAATTAGATTGAGTGAGAGGATTTATTTCTTTTCTTCTAATCATAATTCTAACGTGAGCATAAAACTTTAAAGCATTACCACCACTAGTAGTTTCTGGATTACCAAACATAATGCCTATTTTTTCTCTTATTTGATTAATAAAAACTACACAACAATTAGATTCTCTAATTTTATCATTAACCATTCTCATTCTATTAGAATTAATTCTAGATTCTTTACCCATAGCTCCTTCTGGATTTTCTATAGTAGATTTAGGTTGAAACGAAGTCAAACTGTCTACAATAACCAAACCAAATAATTTACTATCTAATGCTTTTTCTATTACATTATAACAGTCTTCTAAAGATTCTGGATATACTAATTCTAATTTATCACAATCTACTCCTAACTTTTGAGCATAAAATTTATCAAAAGAATTTTCTTTGTCTATTAATAAACAATGATCTCCGTAAGTTTTTTGAGCATTTGCAATAGCATCGTAACACAATGTACTTTTACCACTAGATTCCCATCCTAGTATTTCGTATATTTTGTTTTTACTAAAACCACCTATCCCTAAAGCATTTTTAAGAGTTAAACTACTTACAGGTATAATATCACCTACTGAGTTTTCTTCATTTGCAGATAATATACTATTTTTACCATACTGCTTTAATATTTCTTTTTTAAAATTTATAATTTTTTCGTTTTGTTCCATTTATTTTTTAATATAATACCCACATCTTAAATACGTTTCGTAACCTTCTACAATACTTCCGTCTTGTAACAAAGTTAATATTTTTTTATTTGGTTGTTGTAACACATATTCAAATTCTTCATCTGTTGTACCAAATAAATATCCATTTATTGGATTAAATTTATTTTCTATTAAGTTATTTTCTTCATACTTCATATAATTTTACTAATTTATAAGCGTTTCTAATTCTTTCTTTATAATTGTCATACTTTAAAAGTATTGGACTTAATAACATAGCTTTCATTAATTGGTATCTTGTCATACCTAATTTTACTATATTTTCAGCTGTCTTTACTCCTACACGAGGAAAGGGATTGATTCCATCTACAGCATCACCCATGACACATTGTAAAGCAAGATTATAATCTGCTGTTGTTTGATCAATTTTAACCCATTTATCTTTATTTGGGTTATATATAATACTAGGGATTTGTAATAAATCTTTGTCTGGACTTACTACAATTCCTTCGTGGTTTAGTTTTTTAGATAAAGTGTAAACTAAATCATCTGCTTCTCCTGATGGTGCAGGAATAGCATTTAAATTATCTCTTAAATAATTATCTAAAAATAATACAATTTCAGGAATATCTCCTTTTCTATTTTTTTTATAGTCAGGATCTATTTGTTTTCTGAAATTATTTCTTCCTTTTGTAATTAAATAAAATGAATCTATTATAAAGTATTTTTCAATACTAAGATATAATTTCATTATTATTTCATTTAATCTTTCTACAGCTTCTTCTTCAGATAAATCAGGATTTTTATCTCCAAATTCATCTTTGCCAGGATGTCCTGCTTTAAAAGGAAGATAGTCAGCATCTACTATTACAATTTTTGATTCTTTTGTATCAAAATTTGTTAATACAGATTTTATATTATCATCATGTTCTATTTCTTCTTTTAATACTATATTCATATCGTTAAAAAAAGGGGTTAGTTAACCCCTTTTAAAATTTTTTGTTCTTCTTGTTCGGCTAAACTTGACATTAGCCTTAGAAACCTTTGTGTAATTTCTTCATCTTCTACTGCTATTGTAAAAAAATCTGTTACATTCCTACTTTGCATTTCCATTTCTACTTTTTTACCTTTAGCTATAGGTACGTTAACTTGTTGCAATGTAGTTCTTTGTTCTTTAAATACAATATGTAATACTTCACTATCATAAGTAAAATGATAAACATCTTGTAATTTAAATCCTACAGTAACATCTTTTTCTTCTTGTTTGATTTTAAATATAAACATGATACAAATATAATATATTTATTTTAATTTTCAAAATATATATCTAATTTTATTCCAAGAAATAACTTTATTGTGTACTTCTTTAAATTGTTCAATATATTGAGATTTTAAATAATGTTTATATCTTATATTCAATCCACCGTATTGAGAAATTTTATTTTCTTGAATTTCAGGATTCCATAATAATTCTTCTCCTGTTAGATTATTTTTTAAATTATCTAAATGTTTATTATTGTTATGAGTTAAAAATATAACTTCTGCTTTTACACTTTGTTTATTTTCTTCTTTAACTATATCATTAACTGCTTCAAACAATATTTTATATTCTTCTAACCAATTTTCTGTAACTATTACAGGTGAAAAATTTATATGTACATCATATCCAGCATCTATAAAATCATTAATTGCTTTAATTCTATCAATTATTTTACTAGTATTAGGTTCTAATAAATTTGAATAATTTTGAGGCATCAAAGAAAATCTAATTCTAATTTTTTTATTAGGATTATAAGTTAATAATTCTTTATTTACATATTTAGTAGCAAAAGAACCAAAAGCAATATCGTGATTTTTAAAAAAATCAAAAATATATTGCCAAGGATAATGTTTTAAATGTAATGCAAAATCTTCATTACAACTAATGTCGTAAGAAACATAAATATCGTGAGTTTGATTAGGTTTATTTACTACTGCAAACATAGAATGATTATTAATAGCTGTTAATATATCATTAATATTTGTTGCTATTGTAAGACCATCAGGTTGATGTCTTTTCATATAACAATTATGAGTCAATATTCCATTTGCAAAATAATTTTCATTTTTTTGTACAGAAAAGTTGACAACCGTTTGTTTTTGTTGTATCTTTGTAATACTTTTAATTTTAAAGAATTTTAAATTCATGAGTTGTTTAAATTGTGGCAGACTTACAAAAAAGAATACATCCTTTTGTAATAATACCTGTGAAAAAATGTATGCTAAAATGTTTGATCAAGCATCTAAACCTGTATTTAGAACTTTTCAGGAAGCTGGTAGATTTTACAAAAAAGACTTTAGAACTATGAAAAAGTTTGAAGGTTCTTTATTTTTAATAGATAAAAGCCTTCCTTCTGCTAGTACTAAATGGGTAACTTGTAGATCTTGTGGAGAACAATCACCTAAGTCTAAAGCTAGACAAGGGTATTGTTTCAATTGTACAAAACAAGGATTAGGTAAAAAAAATCAAGGCAAGATTATATCTAAAAAATATAAAGGTGCTGGTAATCCTAATTACTTAGATGGTTCATCTGTTTCTTTAGAGTACCAATCTAATGACTGGTACTTATTAAAGAAAAATTTAAATTACAACACTTGTGCTATATCAGGTTTAACTAATGATATCGATTATCATCATATTATACCAAGATGGTTTTGTAAAATAGCTAACATAGATGTTTATGATAAAAATAATATTATTGGTTTAAATCATGATTATCACAAAGTAGTTCATCATCTTCAGTTAGATGTTGTGCTTCTACCCACCCTTTATTTTTTGTATAAAAAGGATGCTCACCAGTTACAGTTACAGTTTGTCCAGCTACTTCAATTACATAAAGTTCATCAGTATCCCGTTGACCAATTGCAGTCACTAAGTCTATTTCAGGTTTCAAGGTATCCAGGGAAAAAGAAATTACTTGATCTCCTTCCTGGATTTCTCCAGCCTTTTTTACCCCTATTGGAGTAGTTATTAAAGTATTGGGTGTTATGCAATAAGTACAATTAAATAAACAACCATAACCAAACGAAGGAGATATAAAATCAGTTGATCTATCTGAAGGTCTAATTAACATAGACTTTCTTGTAATTGGTTTAATTATTGAATTTTGTGTCACTTTTTTATTTTAAAAAATTTACTTAATATGTTTCCATTATAATAGTGTTTTTTTTCTAAAACTTCATGTTTAAATAAATATTTTGTTTCCATGTAAGTTAATTCTCTTAAATTATAACACACGCATAATATTTTTCTTTCTATTTCATCACCTGATTGAATATCAAAATTTAATTCAGTATTAGAACCTGTATAGTTTAACCAATCAGATTCTTTTTTAATTTTTATTTTTTTAGACATTCTTTTATCTGGTAAAGCTTCTATTGCTCGTTTTCCTAGTTTTTTAGTAGTATTAGAATAAATTGATTTTTTACCTATGTACAAATAGGGTTCTTTATTTGATTTTAACCTAGATTTGTTAATAATCATATAAATAAACCCTATTGTACCGTAAGGTAAGTCTTCAATTGAATTTACAACTTTGTTTTTATATTTCCACATAATAGTGCAAATATACAACAAAATTAAAAAATTCCACTCATTCCGTTGTAACTAAATTCGTAATTAGTATTTGTTACATCTTTTTCTGCAAA